TGCTTAAACTGTTGAATACCTTTAGAGTATCCATGGGTGCCGACACAGTTACGAACTGCTGTACCCCATTGAGATAACTGATGTGTATCCCTGGGCTGGAGCAATGTGTAATTTGTTGTGTCATTGTATGAGATTTTAATAGGTTCAGGGAATAAATTTTGGGGCAAATAAACATTAGGATTCTTTACCTTCCATGCTTCTTTCATGACATGATCATGCCATTCAGTAAGACGCCAACGTCTTGGCTTAAGATTATCAGTGATACCACCTTGAATACATTGATCAATCATTGCCAAAGTATCAGTTAACTCACTGGTATAAATTTTGTACTTACCAGTTGTAGAACTTTGTACACGATGAAAACATTGTTTGTATTCTTCCAACTGTTTGTCGTAATAACGCTTAAGCATATTCATGAATGAATCAAACGAAACATTATTACAAACCCAGTCGATAGCAGCCTGGTATCTAGTAGCAATGTTAAGCTGCTCAAACATATCAGAATGATTCTGCAATACATCTACATTTGCATCAGGATAAATCTGATAAATAGCTGACAATGAATCAAGATACTGTGCAATGCAATTGACTGGTTGACAAATAGTTTCCATAGATGCTTGAAGCCCTGCGTTGTTATATCGCTGTTGAGTCTCAAGCAATGCAGTTGATAGATACTTGCGGAACCAAGGTCGATCAAGTGTTGATTCAAATACTGCAGTCTTTGTCAGTTGTTTAATCTTATTCAAGTGATAGTCAACCGTATGTTCATACGTATCAAAACTATGGGTGTTACCACTGAATGCATTTGGTTTCATCCAGTAACATTCTTCTTTCATGCAGTAATAAAGACTGCTACCTTCATTAGTAATGCGCTCAAAACCAGGATAAGAATAACGCCCAGTCCAGACTGGGATAGTTTTAAACAATTGATTTTTCCATTCTTCAATAGCATTAAACATGCTGTGTGTTTGACCATATGATTTAACACGATGGTCATTATCTACATCAAGCCAGTAGTTTTTACAGTAACCTTTATTTAAGATTTCCTTGTTGACAATCAGTGTTTTGTGTAGCCATTCAGTACGACCAATCTTGGTGCGTTTCATCTCATCAATACTATTAACAATGGCTGGTTTGTCATATTCATAATGACGGAACAACTTGCCACTGAACTGCTTCAATGCAGTTGAGTTATCACGGAATGCAACAGTGATGCCATAAATGTAGTCAGCATTTTTGTCCCGTGGCATCCAACATGCAATCCAGAATTGTCTCATGTAATAGATTACAGCTAAAGGCTGTGGATCTTCACCAAGTACAGGTTTGTTGAACAAATGAAATGCTTGTCGTGCTGGTGCTCTGTTGATATTATCAATAGCTAATTGTTGATCAGAGAGTTTAACAATATTCTCTGGGATAAGACCAAGAGAGATTACGTTACCCTTGGGATACTTAACAGTCCTAGATTTTGATTGTGTTGATGTAGCTAATTTCTTGAGTGTTTTGTCATACTTGATGACTTCTTGTTGCAGGTTAGATGGGAGAGAGAAATGCATTTGAATTAAGTAAATAAATGGGTAGTTTAGGAATTACACAGAATGGATGCCCAGATAGATCAGATAATGCAGTCCACCTCAAAGTCATCGATGTATGGTGAGTCAATGACACGCCAGGCAGGACACAGTTCTTCAAGGAACTTCTTAAACTCTTCTTCATCCTGTGGCACATCCATTTCAGATGGATCAAATGAAGTAGCACAGAGTGCTGGACCAAATTCAGGCGGATCAAAAAGCGTTTGAGTGGCGATGCATTTAGCATCTTCAATGATTGCTTCAACGTAACAATAATCTTTGCCAAGTTGAAGATTTTCAATAGAAAGAATTGCCATGGTGGTTTAGTGTGCAAGTTTTGACAGTGTGTTGTAGAACACAGCCCGACTATTGAGTCCTAAGCAAAATACAATAGTAACAATTACTCATTGTTCTTATGTTTTCTGCAGAGGATCTCAATAGTTTGCATCTCGGTGCCTGGTTCTTTTACTGCTTTTGTGCAGGTTGTTGTTACCAAGTATATAAACGTCAATGAATGTTTGCAATCCTGGTTGCTAACTTATCAATGACACCCGCACTACGATCATCTTCTTTGAATGCAAGCTTGAATTGCTCAAGTTCATCTGCATCTAGTAGTTGATTGTGAAACGCATCATAAAAAGCAAGAGCATTGACAATTGCATACTGTTCATCAAGGCTGATGACCAGATGCTTTTTGATGATTGTTGTTGTCATGATGGAATTTGTTTGTAATCAATAAAGTTAATGCACCATCCAGTCTTAGATGAGATTTTCTCAACGAGATCATCTTCATCGTCAGCATCCCAGGTGGTGCCAGAGTATACAGCGTTTAAGTGATCCTCAGTATTGAGTTGATCACTTAATGTCCAGTCATCATCTGATGAATCAAGACTGCAATCAAATTCAATCTCGGTAATTTGATACTTCATTAACAGTAGTGTGGTCGTTCTGTGGGATACATCATTGCGTAGTTATTGGAGAAGCTGATGTCCCAGTTGTAGTCTGTAGTTGACAATCCAAGGCTTGGCTGGTCCCAGACTTCGTACTCTTCGCAGACCTTGATGAAGGTTTTGATCGCCTGCTTCTTGTTGAAGATGCAGTAGGTGCGCTCTGGTAAACCTTGGTTCCAGTACCAACCACCTTCTTCGGGTCCGCCATATCGTTGGATGACCTGGTGGACCGTGACGGTGATGGGTTCTTCTTCCTCCCACTCTTGGAAACTATCGTACTGTTGGATTGCAAGACGTTGCTTCCAGGTTTTTGGGTAGAAGGTTTGCATTTCTTTGAGTCGAGACATGAGATAAACTCCGTAATGAAAATGGAAATGAGAACGATTATCACATCAATGACGTGATACTCAGGTTGGGTTTGAGTTGTTTTATTCGGCACGAAGACACCTCACTTCATATTCAAGGATGGAATTGACTTCCTCTGGCGTCCAATCTTCAGGCTCAGTTTCTCTGATCGCCTCATGAAGATCGTCAAGGATGTCAGAGTCAATGAATTGTTGATCTTGCATGGCTTCTTTCAACGCCATGTCGTTGTCAAAAGAGCTGGTCATGATGTTAGTTTGATTGTGTTGTACAAGCCATCAATCGTCTCCAAAGTTGTTGGTGAGGAAGTCTTCAAGTTCAATGAGTTTGTTATCACTGAGAGAGACAAGATACTCATCAACAATCATAGCGAGCAGGTCGTGATCTTCCCTGCATTTAGCATACAAAAACTCAAAGAGTTCTGTGCCAGTAGCATAGATGCTGTCGATGTCTCCGAGATAACCATCGCAAGCATGGTCCTCGTCGTTAGGGCAATTTCCACCACAATAACGGCATGGTTCTTGTTCGTTTTTACGGGCATTGTTGGTTTCAGTCATGTTCAATAAGGTCTAAGACTGTGGAAATCGGCAGGTGTGACTGTGATGAAGCGCTTCTGGTTATCAGACTGTTTCTAGAACTTTATCTTCTTCTTGTTCTTCTTCTTCGCTGCCAGCATCAGTAAGTTCTGGATGCACTGCATACATAATCTCAGTAATCTTTTCTTCTAACAAAACATTACGTTTGTAAAGTGACAAGCAAGTATCTGAATTGAAATCATTCTTGCCATTAACTGATTCTTTCCAGATGTTGTACCAATAAGAAAGAGAATCATGACACATTGTTCTTAGTGTGTAGATCTCTTCTTTAGTGAGGAGAACAGCAACAAGTTGGTCTTTGTTCATGGTGATAATGCAAGGGAACATGAGCAGTTTAAGGTCATGCTTAGGACCATTCATCACATTGCTATGTATGGATGCTCTTCTCTCTCAAGAGGAGCAACATCAATGATCTCAGTGTCCACAACACCATCACCACTGAATTGATAATCAATTTCACTGATGACTTCGTATGGATCCACTGAAGGATCAAGCTTCACTTTTACCAAGACATAAACTGTTTGGTTCATAGCGAATCAATCAAAAGAGGTTCGTTTTCCATGATCTCATTGTCTGGATCAAGTCGAGACACGATCCAAACATCAGGCCAACGGCAATCAACTTCAAGAGTTGTTCCATCTGGCAACTCAATGTGTTCGATGCGTCCAACAGTGAGTTTCATGAGTCTTACCCTTCTCAGAAGATGTTAAAGAAGGTCATGTTTCCAGAATCACGCACTGTTGCAGTGTAATTACCCCCTGGTGACATGATGTTCGCAATAGTCATGACACCTGCTTTAAAAACAGCAGCCGTGATCATTCCAGATGGAGTGTTGGCAACAAAATGTTGCGTTGGTGTGGGACCAGGAATGTTATTGATGTGGCTAGAAAGAACGTCGTAGTTGTCCATTAGATGTGTGCGAGTAAACGATGAATGTGATCCAAAGTGGACCACAGAAAAAGAAAGAGCAAAGTTGTTCTTTCTCTTAGTGTGATCAACAAAAAGAGACCCACCAACTACAGTGTAGCGGTGAGTCTCATGAGTCTTACGAGTACTGATTAGAACGCAACTTCAGCCGGAGCCTGTTGCGTCTTCTCATACTCAGCCTGTTTCTCCTGGCGCTGAGCGGAACTGATCTTACCTAAACGGATTGTCTCACTGGAGGTTACGACAACTTCGTAACGACCACGAGGCTCTCCATCCTGGCTAGTCCAGGTCTTGTAGCGCAGGCGGTGTGTTAAAGCGATGGTATCGCCTTGGTTGTAGCGAACGAGGATGTTCTGTCCAACGCCGTTATAAGCGGTCATTGGCAGAGGACTGTCCTCATCGCTAGCACCGACAGGTTTGATACGGAACTCAACAACTTTGAGTGCGTCAGTAATGACACGCTCTTTGATTTCGCTGACAATGGTGCCAGTGATAGTTCCGATGTTAGTAGCAGACATGGTGTCTTCTGGTGGTAGATGTGTGCAAGTGCGTCATCCTTAGGGCCAGGACGCAATTGGCCCAAGAGCGGAGGTCTAAACCCATAGATACTATTGAGAATAGATCTCAATAAGTATCCATGAAGATCAAACAGAACAATAAAAATTATTCTTATTTGATCTTATTTCCTGTTTAGCTCTTGATTAATCTCTTCAAATGAACCATGGACCCAATCTTGGAATTCAACATAGCCATTACGCCATCTGATTACTCGAAAACGATTGTTACCTCGTTTAAAGTATTCAGAATTCCAAGCAATAACAGTTGTAACTGGACCCCACGTTCTTACACATGGAGTCCAATTAGGTTTCCTTTTGGCAGCTTCAATTGCCTGGCGATAAGTTAAAACCTCAGCCATTATTCTGAAGCGATAACTCTTCGCAGGTAATATCAGCTTCTTCATTCATGATGCGACATTCATCTTGAATGATTGGATGCCATAAGCCACTGATTGGAGAAAATGGTTCGTAATTATCACGAGCCCACTTTCTGAAATCAGATTGCTCATGATCGTCAAGAACTTTGAATAGTTTCATGATTAGAAATCATCAGTAGGACATTGATAGAACTCTTCCACCTGGCGTTTAAATTCTTTAACGCTATGCGGAAATTCCATTAAAGTTTTAACTGATAACTGTTTCCAGTCACCATCAATAAATTGTTCGTAATGGAGTTGAGTTGAATCACCTCCATACCAGACAACTCTTTCATGGTTTGTCGGCTGGTGGATTAACATGGTGTTAATGCAAAGAGATAAAACTGGGACTTACGTTTAAAACTGCCCAGTTACGTTAAGCTGCTACGTCTTGTTGCTTCCAGTTACTGCAAGGTTTTCTGGAAATGTAATAATACCCAGAGCAATCAATTAATTTGTATTCATTGCAGAGTGAAGTTGCTTCTTTGTAAGTTGGAGCTTCATCTACAGTTTCAAGAAATGTTTTAGCTTGTAGATAGGTTCTGCGTTGGATGTATGCAGGCATGAAATTGAAATGAGTGAAGTAGTACAGGAATGAAAATCCTGCAGTAGTTCATCTTATAGAAGAACTATTGCAAGAAAACCATGCGTAAAGAAATAGAAAGGGGCATAAGCTTTGTTAATACTGATGATTAACATTACTTATACCCCTATTTGATGATTACCTCAGGGCTTAAGAGGTGCTGAAGGACCATGGATTCTGGTGCGAGAAATGCAATGTTTCTGCTCTCCAAGAAATCCATTAATTACAACAAGTTGATGAATGCTACTAGCTTTACATTGTTGAACAGCAAGATGAGATAGGTAATCTTGAATCTTATCTGCTGCTAAGAAACCAATGCCTGCACCAAAGGCGATAGCAAGGAATGGTTCAACTGGGAAAGTTTCAACAAAGTTTTCAAGCTTGTTCTTGAAGGAAGTCATTGTGAAAGGAAATGTTAAGAAACAATTAAGAAAGAGAAGCCAAGAAGAGTCAGCTCCTTGGCCTTGATCGTAATCAATTAGAAGCTAAGCCTCTTAAACTTAACTCAATTTGATCACATTTCTTATAGCCCTGCTGCAATAATCTTTTGACAGAATCGCGGATCACTGCAACAGGAGCTGTCAGCATGATGTGCTCACTGCAACCCTTCGCAGGGTTAACTTTGAGCAACTCAGCATGATCACCGTGAACATTCACAAGATAAGCATCTTGGTTGTTCTTCTGGTACTTAAAAGTGCACCACATGATGATAAAAAGCAAAGGACATGCAGGATAATGAATCCTGCAGAGAGAGGTCGAAACCTCTCAGTGCAAGAATCAGATCATTTAGCTATTACATCTACAAAATCCACTGCTGGATCTTCTGGATGTACTCTTACCTTTGGTGCAAAGAATCTTGCGATTTTGCACCTTACCTTGGTGGTTGTACCACGAATGGCCTGTCGGCCTTGGGGCGTGGCAGCAGCAGCAACTGCAGCTACACCAAGCATTACGCCAGTAGCAACTAACTTCTGGTTAGTTGTTAATTGACCAGCGTGATACTTACGCAGGTGATCATTCATTAAATCACGCACAGTAAAATCAGCAGCAGCCTCAGCAATGTTCAGCTGCTCAACGAATTGGTCAGGTGCCATAGTGTTGTGGCGATGCCGGAGCCTATCCCGCTCGGTCAGGCGTCTTGGGCTTACACCAGGCTTTCACCTGGCAGCCAAGCATCAAACGAAGAATGTCTTTAAATAAAAACATTCATCAAATTATTTATAACTTCAAGGATTAACTAGATCTATAATTTATATACCGAAGGAGACTTAACTCCAAATGAAACTTATCAACGAAGCAAAATACTTACATAAGTTTCATACACTTAACATTGGTTCGGAGCTGCTCAAAAAGAGCAACTCCTACCAATAAATCAACCAGCAGAAAGCGGATAATTATCCACAGCTTCTGCCGGAGCCCCTGAAAGGCGCGACTGATCTCCAGGCCGAATCGTTGAGATCGATTGCGGGGGAAGGGATTTGGGGGGAGGATAGGGGCGATTTCGGTGTGAAATGCCCCAAATTTTACCAAGGGTAGCAATTAGCGGCCATTAGTTCCTCGTGGGCCATATGATCCAAGAACTCTTGATAAGATGAGTAACCCATCTCATCTAAAGTTTTAAGAAAATCAGCGTGAATCCACGCTTTGATTTCTTCCTGAGCCTTGGTTTCAAACGTAGTCATAATTAAATAAAAAGAACTACACCCAAACCATCTCTCCCTCCGCCCTCACACACACACTCACACACCTTCGCATCCAACCTTTCTTTTTTTCCTACGCCACTCACCTGCCTAGGTATGTTGCTTGATGTCTCTTCTAATTTTTAATCCAAAATGGCCCTCTTTAAGGGCCTTTTGGGGTATTATTGATCTTAATTTGTAGGTTTATGAGGCTTAAAATCGTTATATCTAGAGTTTTTAAAAATAATGCCCGTATCTCCTGCAGATTTTAACCTTTGGGCTCGTGTAACTGGTAAAAAATATCCTTCAACGCCAGAAGAAAAGGCTGCTGTTGCTCCTGAAGTACATAATTTTACCCGTAATTTTGGTAAACAAGGGGCAATAGGGGAAGAACAACAGCCGCAACAATCTAACCTGGCATCAAATATTGCTAAAGGTGCATTAATCGCTGGTGGTGTTGCTGCAGGTATTGCTGCTGCTCGTGATCCTCGCGTTCAACAAGCAGTTCAAACTGGTTTTGCTCGCGCAAAAGAAGCAACAACAGATGCAACAACTCGTGTTAAAGAGTTTTTGCAAACTGTTGGTGGTCCGCGTACTGTTGATGCTGATGTCGTTGGTGTAAGTTACGATGTAACGCCAAATACAACAGCACAGAACTATCAACAACAAGTTGTTCCACATCAAATTAGTGGTGTTGAACCTAAAGGTTTATTGACCGGTCGGGATTACACTCAAGCAGAATCTCTTGCAACTCGTCAAACTTCAGGTCCTGTTTCTGCTGGTGAGTTTGCACGACAGAAAGCACGTTCTGCTTTTAGTGAAGCGCTTCAAGTTCCTGGCGAAATGGGAATGAGTCCAACGCAAGCCAGGGAAGAACGCCGTGTTCAACAAGCTTTAGAACGTATGAATATGATGGCAAAACAAATGGGAGATCCATTCTCTCATAGTGAAAGCTTGCCATCCAATATCTTCCCTGTTCCTACGCCTGAAGGGGAATATGTTACAACTTCAACAGTTGTTGGTAAAATTGGAAGTTTAATGGGCAAGTTAGAACAAGGACCAGAGTTTAGTGGACTTGTTAAATATCATTTACCAGAAGCGGTTGAAAATGATGTTACAAATACCGCATTAGCTTCTAGTATTACGCCAGACAATGCAGTACCTAAAGCGCAAACATTTAATCCAAATAGCTTAACTGGTCAGCACAATATTGCAATGGAGGCTGATAATCAACGTGATCTTGCTGGTGAAGCATCAGCCTTAGCAGAAGCAATAACCTCTGGTACAACAACTCCAACACGTCAACGTTCTCGTCGGCTTTCAGAAATTTCACCCCAAGAGCTAAAAGCTTATGAGCTTGTTGCTGCTGGTGGTGAAGCAGGTGTTCCAATTTCTCTTGAACGTGCCATGGAGATTGTTGGTGGCGCACAAGATCTCAGCTTCCAAGAACAACGCCTATTTTCTCCTGGTGAACGAGTTGCTGTTGGAGAACAAACCTTTGAACCAGGCCAACGTCAAACTGGCCGCATGATGGGTGTCCGCACTGGTGCTTCTGGCAGTGAACGTGCTCTTGGTTTAGCAGAGCAATACGCAGAAGCTGATGTTGCAGGACTTACCTCTCAAGGTCGCAAGTCCGCTGGTGCAGCTCGTTTACGTGGACAAGAAAATACTCCCGATGTTTCTGCTGTTCTTGTTGGTGCAACAGGTCGTCCTCTTCGTGGCATGGGATCTATTTCACCAGAATCTCTTCGTGAAGCTTCAGGTGTATTTGCAGCAGAACAAGCAGCAAATCGTGAAATGACTGCTGGTGCAGTTGAAAGTTTATTGGGACGTTCTGGTTCTGATGTTGAATACGAACCTTTCACTGATGTTACAACTGGTTCAACACCAGAAACTCAAGAACGTGCTCGTCAAACCGTAAGTGCAGCACAGAAGCCCAGTACGACCAAGCAAATGAATCAATTGTTTGCTACACATTCATTTAGTAAACCAACAGGAACACTAACAAGTTTAGATCCCGAAAACCTTTCTCCTACTAGCAGTGCAGAAAATGTTCCGCAACCTAAATCAATTAGAGGTACAGCAAGTTGGGAAGAAACTTCTCCAGGCGGCGAAATTAGGGTGACAACTCCTCAGTTCTTGAATATTAAAACTGAGTCTGGCATTAAAGCAATGACAACAAAAGCATTGCGTCGTAATTATGGGCATATTGCTGATGATGTGTTTGTTCGTGCTGCTCAACATTATGCAGAACAAGATGGTATTGAACTTCCTGATCCAATGATTAATGAATCAGGCCGTATTGGTAACTATGATTTTAGGAATGCTGCCAATCAAGTTCTTTATGGTGCTGGTGAAGCAAGCGTTGAACGCTCCAAGATGATTGGTAAAGCATTCAACCAAGGCTTAAAAGCATCTGGCTTAGATCTTGCAACAGAAGATCCCTATGCTTCCCATAAGCTTTTTGCTATTACTCAAAACCAAGAACGTGGCCAAATTGCTCTTCAAGAATACACTCGTAAGATTGGTCGTATGCAATCTCAAGGGTTACTTAAAGAAGGTCGTCAGGTTCCTCGGGATATTGCAATGCGTAAACCTTCGCAGGGTTGACAGAGATAGAATTGTAATTAATTAGGTACTTACAATGACTGCACTTGAACCTATCATTGCAGCTATTCTTGGCTCTGGCGTAACTGCTGGCGTAGCTTGGATTGTCAAGCAAATTTCAGAACACAAAGCATTAGAATACGGTCCTATCGTAGCTCGTGCTTATGACATTATCGATCCTCTGCTTGAACAACACATGCAAGCCTGGGGTGGATCCGATGTAGAGTTTGCCATTGAACTTGCCATTGAAGCTATTGCTGATGGTGAAATCACTGGTAACGAAATTAAAGTTGCAGCCCGTGAAGCTTCTAGTCGTTGGTTGCCTGCTGTTGCTGCAGAAAAAGTTCGTAAGTATGTTACTGCTTCTAATCCGCCCGCTGAATTAAAAGCTGCTGATACTCTGGCAGATACTGTTAATGGTATTATTAGTAAAGAAGAAGGGTTAACCAAAACCCGTGAAATTCTTTCTAAGTAATGGCTGATAAGTGGATTCAAGATGCAATTAAACGCCCCGGTGCTTTTACCAAGAAGGCAGAAGAACGGGGCATGTCTACTAAAGAGTTTGCATCACAAGTAACAAAGAATCCAAAAGAATATGATGAACGTACTGTAAAACAGGCTAATTTAGCCAAGACTCTAGGTAAACTTCGGAAAAAGAAAGGAAAGTAATGGCTTTTCGTTATAACAAAGGAATAAGACAGGGGCTTGTTGATAAAGGAGAGCCGGTTGATAGCCGTATTACAACAACTTCATTCCCTACAGATTTTAGAAATAAATTTGTAGCACGAATGAAAGATACAAACATTGATCCCAACAAACAATCTTTTGGTGTATTTAGTAACGAAGAAGCAGAACGTTTTGCAAACGAAAAACTTCCCACTGTTGACAATGCTCCAAACTTTACAGACGAAGAATCAAACCTTAGAGCCAATGATTTTTTAAATAAATATCGAGCATCTTTTATTGTTCCAGACGAAGAAAAAACTAGTGCAGAATCCACGCTAGGATATATATCAGGTGATCCAAATTCTAATTTAAGGGGTGGCTTCCCAGGAGGCATGGAGGTATCGTGATTCGTCAAGCAGGAAAAGCATTAGGAGCATTTTTCTCTCGCCCTGGCGTACAAAAGTTTGCTAAAGAAGCAGCAACTAATGCTGCCATTGAAGGTGGTGTCGGCATTGCTGCAGAGCAACTTCTTCCTCGTGCCCTAGGTGTTACACCAGAAGCAAGTGTTGCCGAAAGTGTTCTTCGTCAGGGTGTTGGCGCAGCCATTGGTTCCCCTGTCGCTACTGCCTTACAAAGAAAAGGTTTACCTCAATCTGTTGCAAATCTTGCTGGATCTTTCGCAGGACAGCCAGTTGGTCAAGCTGTAGCCCAAGCTGTTCTTCCTGGCCCTCAATCCTATCCATTAGGTGTCGATCCTGAACCTCATCAAGCAGGTCACGCTGGATATGGACAACTGATGGCAAAACAACAAATGGAGGCAATGGCAGAAAGAGAACGTTATAACAATATGATTAACCTTGCTCTTGCTCGTAATTACAGCCACCCAAGTTTTATTCATCATCAAAGCAGCGGTACGCCTCCTCAAGATATTGCAATGAATCTAGTTAAGTCTGGATTCGGTGCTTCTAGTTATGGTTGATTATGAACTTTAACTACTTAACAAATAGTACTGAGTTTGTAAAGCGTTTTGCTGGTGATGTTACTGACGCATTAAAAGCAGGAATTAATCGTACACCGTGGGGACAGTATGCAAGTAGCTTCGGTACTCAATATGAAGGACCAGGAGCGCAATATGTAGGTACTGCTGCACGGAAAACAGCAGAAGCTGCTGCTGATGTTTTGACAGATAAAACACGTCGTAAAGTTTGGGCATATACAAATCCATGGCGAATGGCTGGCATGGCTGGTCAAGCTATTGGTCCCCGCCTTGGTGTTGGCCCTACTGCAGGAGCTGTTGCTGCCTTTGGTATCCCAGCAATGATCCATACCTTAAGTGGAACCTCAGGCCCCATTACAGAAGGATTACGTCCAGCTGGATATAAAGCAGTTTATCCTGTATCAAAAGAAGAAGATCCAACTGGTCGCACAGTTAAATCAGCACCCGTAGAATTCGGAATGCGTTATCTATTAGGACAACGCAGTCAATTATTACCTTATCAAGAATTTAAAAAAGAACGCCCTGACGTAGCACCATCAACATTCTCTCAGTATCGTCGTTATCAAACGATGAAGCCAGAGGCTGGAGAACTCATTAAAGTCGATCCGGAAGGCCAATCTTTTAGCGCTTTAGGTGGCGTTGTTCGTGGCAGTGCTCGTGGGCTTAATGACCCTGAAATTCGTATTAAAGGGGTACCAATTACTGCTAGCGCAGCATTAGGTACTGCCGCTGGTGCCGCAACAGTTCGTGGTTTAGCTGATGCAATTAAACCCACGAAAATTGACCCTAAAGTTACTCAGGCGGCTCAAGATCTTATGTTTAAAAAACGTGATCTTGAAAATGAATTAAAACGCACTACCTCGTCTGAAATGAAAGTAGAGATTTTAAAGGAACTTGGAAATACAGCAAAAGAATATGCTGAAACATTGAAGGGAATCCCAACTCCTAATATCGCACAAAAAGCTGGTCAAGCTTTGGGTGATTTTAAAGATCCAGTATTACTTGCTGCTGGTGCTGCTGCTGCATTAGGTACTGCTGCTGTTACTAAAAAGTTAATGCAAAAAGCACAAGAACGTCGAATTAAAAAAGAAGATCCCGTAGAATATTTAAAGTATAAACATGGAGATTTTTCTACTGCTGCTCAAGCTTTAGGACAACCCCAAGCTCGTAGCTGGCAAGATCTTTCACAGTATGTTAAATAAAATGAACAGTTACTTTAATCAAAAAGATTTTGAGCCCGGCGGCAAATATGGTCCAGATGCTGAAGCAATGCAAGATCTTATTGATCAAGCATCTCCATTTAATGTAGCAAATAAATCGTTTGAACCCAAATACAACTCTAGAGATAAAGCAATCGAAAAAAGTTTAAGTTGGCTGACCGGTACTGGTAGAGATCGTTATCGCAAAAAAGGAGAACAGCAACCTCAAACGCAATTTGCACCACAATCTGGTGGTGGAGGCTTTAATCAAATTGCTCCGGATATTTCTGTTTTTATGCCGCAGCAACAACAACCATTTACAATTGCCGCTCAACAACAACAAGGTGGTGGGATTGGTTCTACTATTGGTGGCGCAATAGGAACTGTTGGTGGTGCATTAATTGGTGGTCCTTTTGGTGCATCAATAGGTGGTAGTGTTGGAAGCTCAATAGGTGGCCTCTTTGGTTAAAGGTTGCTTCCTATAAAATATTACTTAAGAGGTATTAAATTATGGCAGTTCCTATTATTCCAATTCTTACAGGTGCAGGTGCACTTTTAGGTGGAATCAAGGGTTATCAAGAAGGTGGTTTAGGTGGAGTTGTCCCTGGCGCATTAACTGGTGGAGCTGTAACTGGTTTAGGTGCAGGTGCCACACGTATGGCAGGATCTAAACTACTTGGTAGCACTGCTCTTGGAAAAGCTGCTCTCACCAAAGCTGCAAGAGGTATTCCTTTGAGTGATGCAGATAAAGCATTATTAGCAGCACCAGCAGCTGCGGCAATTGGTGTAGGTGGAACAAGTGCTCTAACCGGCGGGTTTGGAACCGCAGGTCCATCTTCTCGTCTTGCGGGAGATCTTGTAAGTGCTGGATCTCAAGCAATTGGCTTAGGTCGAGCAGCAACATATTCTATTAACCCAGCTACTGGTGAAGTAACCTACAGTGAACCAGCGGTACCTAGTGGTCTGCCTTCTCCTGCTGGATTGCTAACGCAACAAGATCCTCTTGGTTCATATCAGGCAAATCTTCTTTATCGTCAGCAACTTGGTGATGTTGAAATGGATCAAGTTAAGAAACAAACTGCCTATATGGCGCCAGTTATTGATGAAATGAAACGGCGTGAGATGCAACGTCAACTTGCCGCTGCTAAAGTTCGCCAAGAACTTGCTACTGGTGCACAACTTACAGCACAAGGTCAACGTGGTGCTCAAGCACTTGCTTCACAAGGTATGGGTGCAATTGGTCAAGGTTTAGTTTCTCAATATCAATATGGTTGATTATGGCAGTTTCTGCAAAGAATTTTCCTTATAAGTTTACACAGGAAAATCAATATAAATTTGATCCTTCCAAGGCATTTACAAATGTGCCGCAATTAAATATTGCAGAGCAAATTCCTTTTTCAGTTATTGGAATGGATCTTGGTACAGGTAGGCGAGAAATTAATCTTCAGCAACCTTTACCCCCAACGGCACCTAGCGATATCTACGGTGGTAAAGGTGCATTAGGCAGTCCAGAAGAACAACTTCAAGTATGGGAACCATTCTTAAGTCGTCAACGTGGTGAACAACTTCAATATGCAAAAGCTGTTTCTGATCTGGAAGCACAACAACAACTTGGATTAATTCAACAGCTTTATCCAACTATTAGCAAAGCAGCACAAGAAGCAACACAACGAAACCTTGCTGCTACTCTTGCTTATGAAGAAGGTTCACCCAAACAACGTCAAGCCAGAATGCAATCTGCTCAAGCTGGAGAAGCTACAATGATGCAGGCTATTGCTAATCAAGCACAAGCAGCAGCAGCCATGCGTGGACGTTATCAAGGTAAAAACGTAGGTATTGCTTGATCTAAAATTACATCATAGTTAAACGGTAAAACAATGGGCGGCGGCAAGAAACCATCTCCACCAAAAGTAAAATATATTCCGGCACCACCACCGCCGAAGCCAGCGCCTGTCCCGACGCAATCTTTTAGAACTCAACTTGAACTAACAAAAGTTAGTAACGAACAACAACGATTAAACATGGAGCTTGGTGCTCAACTTGATCGCACTAATGAAGAGTTCTTTGCTGGTCAAGATATTCGTCGCCTGCAGGCTCAAGGTGCTGAACAACGACTTAGCACTAGAGTTGGTGGAGAAGAGCAACGTAAATCTATTGCTGCTACTGGTATTCAAGAACGCCTTACAACTGCTGCTCGTGGTCAGCAAGATCGAGCAACTGTTGCTGCTACTGGTGCTCAGCAGCGAGCAACTCAAGCTCAACTCTTGGCAGGACAAGAGCGTCAGATTGGTTTAACTGGTCGAGAGCAACGTAGAACTGTTGCTGCTACTGGTGCTCAGCAGCGAGCAACTCAAGCTCAACTCTTGGCAGGACAAGAGCGCCAGATTGGTTTAACTGGTCGAGAGCAACGTAGAACTGTTGCTGCTACTGGTGCTCAGCAACGCTTAACTCAAGCTCAACTCTTGGCAGGACAAGAGCGCCAGATCGGNTTNACTGGNCAAGAACAACGTANAACTGTTGAAACCACCGGTGCTCAGCAACGCTTAACGCAAGCTCAACTCCTTGCTGGTCAAGAGCGTCAGATTGGATTAACAGGACAAGAGCAGCGAGCAACGCAAGCTCAACTCCTTGCAGGACAAGAACGCCAGATTGGTTTGACAGGTCAGGAGCAGCGTTTAACTCAAGGTCAGCTTCTTGCAGGACAAGAGCGCCAGATTGGATTAACAGGACAAGAACAGCGTAGGACTCTTGTTACTTCTGGAGAACAGCAACGTTTGGGTACTGCCGAAACAGGTAAACAACAACGTTTAACTCAAGCTCAACTCTTGTCTGGTCAAGAACGCCAGATTGGTTTGACTGGTCAAGAGCAACGCGCTACCATTGGTAAATCTGCCGAGGAGCAACGGTTAACCGACTTGCAACAAGAGATGTTTAGGCGCTATAAAGAAGAAAGGGATTACGCGCAGTCACGCGCTGCTTACAGATCATGATCGAATGGTTAGATACGTTAACGGAAAAAGAACGAGAAGCGTATTTAACATTCTGTAAACAAATAAGTTCTCCGATTCAAATGTATCTTTATGCCCGTTTTCTTGGGTATCAAGGTACAATTGTTGATTGTAATAACTGGTCTAAAAAAGAATTTAAAAAACGAAATCTTAATTCTATCCTTGAAGTAGAAATTGATTCCATGCAACAAGACATATCAAAGTTGCGTGATGGTATTGATCTTGGTGTTGTAAAACAAGATATGGGTGCTGCTCGTATTGCAATGCTGCAAAAAGAATTGCGTGGCGCTATTAAACAAATTAATGATGAAAAATACTTAGCAGATAAACAAGGTTTGATCCTTGCTGGTGCTGATCGAGCCCTTAGAGAAATTCTTCTTATTTTTAAAGATGATCCTATTGAACAACCACTTCAAGAAGCTTCAATGGGAGTCTGGACTAAAATTTTGGCAGAAGAATCTTAAGATTACTGTTGTAGTCTTAAGTCATGGCAAATACATCTCTTTATAGCGTTTACAGACGTACAGCTCGTGCTGCAGCAAAACAACAAGTAGTTAAAAAAACATCTAATATTGATATAGAAAGAGCACGAACAGATTTTTCTTATTTCTGTGAAGTAGTAGCAGATAAACCACCAGCAGAACACATGAAACTTTGGCATGAGCATTTACATACTCATGAAGATAGCGAATGCTTAATTGGAATTGCTGGCCCTAATGTTGACATCTTGGCACCAAGGGGCTCGGCTAAATCAACTGTGACAGGTTTATTTGCAGCATGGGCAATTGGTGTTCATGCACTTCACCGTCAACCATTAAAGATTCTTTATATCTCTTATACAGTTGATGTTGCACGACCTAAAAGTGCAGCCATCAAAAGAATCATTGAAGAAAGTAAAGCATATCGTGAGGTGTTTCCAACAGTAAAGATTGCCAAAGGAATTAACTCCAATGAGTATTGGAGTATTGATTGGAAGTTTGCAGGAATTAAATCTACTGGTGAAGAAGAGTTTACAATTTGCTGTGCAGGTTTGAAAGGTGCAGTGACCTCAAAGCGGAGTCATTTACTTTTGCTTGATGACGTTGTGAAGTCGGCTGATGATATTAAAAATAAAGATATTAGGCAAGCCATGGAAGATAACTGGAATTCAGTTATCGTGCCAACCATGTTTGAAGGTGGACGCGCTATCTGTCTTGGTACACGATTCCGTCATGACGATATTCATCAAACTACATTTACTCCTAACAATAATTGGATTCAAATTGTTCAATCTGCCATTACTTTAGACAAGGATGGAGAAGAAACTTCTTACTGGCCTGAGATGTGGTCACTAGAGTACCTTAACGAAAGGCGTAAGCAGGCTCCAATTAGTTTTAGTTTTCAGTATCAGAATAAAATCATTCAAACCAGTGAGATGTCACTGTCTCCTGATCTAATTGTTAAAGGTCAGATTCCTACTGAATTTGACTCTCTTGGCGTTGGTGTTGACCTTTCTGCTGGTGTTAAAGAACGAAATGATTACACCGTTTTTGTAATGGGTGGTCGCATTAAAGATAAACTTTATATTATTGATTGCAAGCGCATTCGCGTTATGGGCAACATTGAAAAATTAGAAGCCCTAATGGAGATGATGTACGAGTGGGGAGTTATCCATAAAGATGGTGATCAATATTATCCAACAGGTAGTAATATTGATGTATGGTCAGAAGCCGTTGCATATCAGGCATCATTAGAAGCCGATTTCAAACGCATTTGTTTAGAAGAGCACGGTCTTCATAATTTGTTGTGGCATCCTGTCAAAGGATTCCGTGGCGATAAAGTTGCAAGGTTTCGCGGCATCATGGGTTTATTTGAACGCCACAAAATTACATTCAATAAGTATCGTAAGTTCCAAGCATTAACAGATGAGATCATAAACTTTGGTGTTAGCTCACATGACGACACGGTTGATGCATTAGTCTGGTTATGCAATGGTCTGATGACCAGAGGAAAACTTCAAATTGAATTTTAAAAATTTGCTTAAAGTAAGTTTATCTACTATAGAGTATTGACGAATTAGACTATCTACAGTACTTACTAATGGCCTCTAATTTCTTTTACGAAGGAATTGAACTTGAGCAAGATGCTTATGGTTCAGCTGTCATCAATCTTCCCGATGAACTTTGCCATGACCTTGGTCTTCAACCTGGCGAACGTTTTGAAGTTGAAGCTGATGAGGAATCATTGACATTCAAACGCATTGCACCTGGTTACGATATTGAGGCATAATAGAAAAAAGAAATTAACTCATGAGCGAAACTAAAACAGTATTCGACCAGATGTTGCGCTCCGTGGTCAACCGTGACCCAGGCGGTGGTGCCGATACGATGCTGATGAGTGCACACCTCAGCCAGATGCGAATGTTTGGCATCAGGCAGGGTGTAGAGTTTTATCCAGAGCAAGACAACTTTGGTACTCAACGGTTTGATTTTGTTCAACAAGTTATTCGGTTTAACAAGCTTGATGCAAGGCTTGATTCCATTTGGGATAAATTTTTAGCATATGGTAAGGGTCTCTTTTATATCCGCCCAACAGAAAAAACATATCGTTTGTATTGGTTTGATAAAGATGCTTATCGAACTTATTACACACCAGAAGGAGATCTTGACGAAGTTATTATCATCTATCCGTATAAAGTAAAATCCTCTCGTGGTTTTGCTGGTGTTGGACTTAGTACTGATAAACGGTACATGCGTCTTCGTATTACAGCGGATACCATTGAAGAGATGCATAGTGAACAAGAGTTAAGCTTCGACACTCCTCAAGAATTTACTGCATCTCAAAAAAAAGTTCTGACGAACACATTACAGTTTATTCCTTGCGTTGAAGTATTTAACAATCCTGATGCATTTGGAACTGATGGTAATGGTGAATTTGATTGGTTAGCTAATCAAATTGTTGCTCATGATGAAATGGTAAAAAACATCAGGGCAAACCTTTCTTTCTTTGGTAATCCAACACTTCTATCATCTAGACCTAAACAAGATATTGTTGAATCAAATAATACAGAAGTAGCACAACGTCCTAGTATTTCAAGTCAATCTGGTTTTACTTCTGACCTTAATTTATTTAGTTCTACTTATAAGCAGGATCCTGTAACGAGGTCTCCTGCGGGCTACATTGGTAGCCCTGGTGGCGGGATGCGAGTACCACGAGTGATTGCAAACCTGGAGCCAACAGATCGTGTTGGTTTTATTACTCCAAATGCAATCAGTACAGATCAAGCACGTTATGCAGAACAACTGCGTTCTGAAATTCGCCTTGCTTTGGGTGGTATTGATGACCTTTCAATTACAAATGTAACAGCAACTGAAATCAAATCAGCTTACGGTCGCGTTAGTGCTACTGCTAAAAAGAAATGTCTTCAGTTGTATAACTATGGCATTTGTCGTTGTTTTGAGTTAATGATCTTCCAGGAAGAACAAATCTTCCGTAAGACATTAGCACAAGCTTCTGGTATTAAATACCCTGAAATGCCAGAAGATCAATCAGAAGAAGCACTTGAAAAATATAACAAACAAAAAGCAACTTATGAGAAGAAACTTCAGAAAGCAATTGATACTGCTATTGAAACTAAAGAGATTCCAGATGGTGTTCTAGGACTTGCTCCTGATGGTGATCGAACAGTATCTTGGCGCTGGATGGGTCCAGTGTATGAAGATACTGCTCAAGATAAATTAAATCAATCTATCTTTACTCGTAACCTACAAGAGTTAGGGGTTGATAGCATTGAAGCACTGAAGTATTTGTTCCCTTCAAAAACGGATGATGAAATTGCCGGAATGCTTTCCGGTTTTCCATTCCGTATGGTGGGTCAAGTACAGAGGGCCTACTCTGCATTTATTGATCTAATCAATCAAGAAATGCGGACACCGCACCCGCAGCAACCGGATCTACCGATGGCTGCGGACCCACGTCTTGATCTCACTCCCTTCCTTTACAGAACTTTAGAAAGCCTACAAAAAGAGGTAACCTATGCAGGCCGATACCGCAGCGCCGATCCAATCGGCACCCCAAGCATCCCCGACCCAACCGATCAGCTACGCGGCTCCGGTGCAGACCGCAGCTACGGCTCCAACGGTTTCTACCAATTCCCAATGGGTGGCGCCGCAGCAAACAACGGTGGCCCCAGCCCCGCAAATGCAGGCCCAGATGGGGGTGCCACAGAACTACGCCCCTACGCAATACTCCCCCCAGGTGCCCCAATCGGCACCACAGGCGGAGAATCCTTACAAGGAAGCGTTCAATCGGGTAGTGGGGCTCCTGAGTTCTCCAGTGCAGCTCCCGTTCCTGGGTCAACAGTCGGGGCAGAGCCAACAAACCGTCCCGGCCAATTACAGTTCCCCGCAGGTTCCCCAATACAACAACCTGGGTCAGCCGATCTCGCAGCCTGGGATCGAGAACAACCCGGCCTACTTCAACGGTTATTCCCAAACTTCGCAGGAACTGACCAGGGATCAGCTCCTCGCAAACGGAGTAAGCGAAGCAAGTCTTGAAGTTATTGATCACTTCGGTGCTGATGCTCCTGCTGTTCTTAACCAGTACAGCTGCAACCTGGAAGATAGCCTGATTCAAAGCAATCAACAACTGCAACAAGCCGTTGGCTTGCTTCAGGAGTTATCTGATGAGCACCGTGCTTATGAAAAGATTCTGACTGATCCTGATGTGCTTGCAGATTATACCTGTGAGTTCTTTGGTGAGAATGGTCCTTATCCGATTCCCGATGAGGAAGTGGGTTATCAGCAAGCTGCACCCCAACAGTTTGCACAAGCCCCTCAGGCAGCTCCTGAACAGTTTGTTCGGCCCCAGATGCCTGTTCCTCCTCAGCCGCAGCCTCAGGGCAATCCTGCGGACTTCTGGAACAGCTTTGGCAGCCTTGCAGAACAAGATCCTGCTAATGCGTGGCGTTATCTGAATGCTGCTCAGCAGAATCCTGAAGTGTTCCGTTCCAAGATGCTTGTGATGGAGTGATACTCGGAATCTCAATAAACACCATTTATCAATAAAACAAGTAAGTGTAAAATAAGGGGTAGTGATAGCTGCCCCTTATTTATTTAAGACCATGATGCAAAAGAAAAAAGAACAACGCATGGCAGGTGACCGCATGGCCTTTGGTGCTGGTAATATTACTGGCCCCGGTGAACAGCGTCGTGAGGTTGAACAAGTACAAATCGGTGACCCTCGCGGTCAAGGTCAAATGATGCCTCAAGACCTCGCTGGTGGTTATCTTAATCTTGCTATTCCTGGTTCACCTCTTGGTGAAATGGGCCTAATGTCAGGCATTCAAGCACGTAATGCTCAAATTACTCAAGATGCTATTCAAGCGCAGCAATTGCAACAGCTGATGGCAATGCAAGCAATGCGTGGTCAACTTCCTGTTGGCATGATGCCTCAACAGCAACAAGGTTAATCCATGGCAAAATCAGCAAAAAAAGCTGTTAAGAAGGCGCAGCAAGCAAAAGATATGATGTTGCAAGCTGCTTTGCAAGCGGAGATGATGCAGCAAGGTCAAGTTATTGATCCTGAGATTCAAGCGCAACAAGTTGCAATGCAAGTGCCCACTGTTAATCCATATGCTCGGATGGGTACTGTTCCGCCAAATGTTTATGACGCTGATAATCGAGTCAGTGGTTACATTGGTATGCAGCCTGTTTTTAATCCAGAAGCTTGATTATTAATTACGATAAATAAACCTCTGGTATAATTTTAAGTAATGGGGCCTATGGCTCCAGGCCAGTAATGGCAGAACCTTGAAAACTTAATAAGTAAGACAGGAAATGCTATTGCTGTTCTGGACCAATAGGGGTCCAGTATCAGCTAAAAACTTTACGCTGAATTAAAAATGTTTATTGATAACGACTTCCCTAAACTGCTAGGTGCAGAACTGTATCGCCCTCATCCGGCCTACATTGTTGAGATGGCCTGCGAGCCCGTGGTAGTTCACGATTTCACCAAGCAGCCTGGTCAGACTGTTCAGTTAGACCGTTATCGTTTCTTCGGTAATCCTGGTACTAAAACCAGCCGTGAGCGTACTCAAGATCAAACCATTGGTACTGCTAACAGCCGGTCTATTGTTAAGGATAAGGTCCTGGTGTCTCTCCGTGAGTACACCGGTCCCGCTGATCCGAATAACACTAATCTTCCGAGCACCTTCAAAATTGCTCGTGAGACCCTGATGACTGCTCAGCGTCTGCTTCTGGACACTGGCAATCTCAATATGTTCCACCAGTCCATTGGTAGTCTTACCCTCCTGGATGACTATCGTCGCTGGCGTGATCGTGTCTTCCTTGATGAACTCTTCAAGGCAGAATCTCGCGGTCAATCCTCTGACACCCAAGGCGGTTATTACTATCCTAATAACAAAGCCAAAACTGGTGCAACTACTCTGACTGCTTACTCTGCTACTGAGTACGCTTCAGAACGCTTCAAGTTTAATGTTAAGACCGACCTCCTCGAAGTGGTCAAAGGTCTGCGTAAGCGTAATGTGCCCGTCTTTGCTGACGGTTACTATCGCTGTATCGCTGATCCCTCCTTCATGAAGGATCTGCGTGCTGATCAAGGCTTCCGCGAAGTGGCTCGCTATCCTGGCATGGGTCAGCCCAATCCCCTCATGGGTATGATGGCTCCTAACGCTGCTCTTTATGGCGGCGGTCAGTATGGCCAAGCTCAGTTCGTTGGTGGCGAACCCGTAATGCCCTCTGGCTTTGTGTTTGAAGGCGTCCGGTTCTTCGAGAGCACCAACTTCCCCTCTAAGTCTATTACCGTAGACATCGGTGATGGTGGCGGTGCTACCTCTCATGATACCCCTCCTGCTCTGTTCTTCGGTCCTCAGGCAGTTGGTGTTGGTATTGGTGGTCCTAATGCTCAGGTGCTGATCAATAATAATGATGACTTTAGCCGTTTCATTATTCTGATCTGGCAACTGTATGCAGGTTTTGCTAACCTGAATAAGGACTTCACCACTGTTGCTTTCACCATTACTGAGTGATATAGGAGGTTAATTAAACAATGGCTACTTACAAATCTG